TCCACAAGAATCAACGCCTTTTGCTGCTCCAGAAACAACCTCTGTTATTTCAGATCTAATTTTATCTAGTTTTTGTATATCTTCATCATTTAGTAGATAGTCTCTACCACCAGCGATAATTGTTTTCATTATTATGGTCTAAGTCTTGAGAAATTTTTCGTAATAGTGGCGATAAAAACCCATAATTATACCACTAGTTGTTCCAACATTTAAAGACCTAACGCTTCCATAGGTGGGAATAGTTAAAACACAACTACAAGCCATAAGAATCTTCTCTGATAAACCAGCATTTTCTTCTCCAAAAATAAAAATTGGTTCATCAACATTAGAGAAATCAAAACTAAAAGGATCGAATGTAATATCTTTGTATTCTGGAATATTATTTTCAATAGCAATTAATGTACGACCACTTGACGAATGTGATTTAATAAAATCTTCTTCAGTTTTATGATGATACATTGGAGTGTAGTGGTGGGTTCCTACGCTACCTCTTTTATCCCATTTCTTTTTGCCTACATAATGAACGCTACGAAATCCAAAAAAATTAGCATTACGAACCATAGTGCTAAGATTAAAATCTCCACCAATATTAATCATTGCAACACTAGCGGGGATGCTTTTATCCTGACAATACTTAGCAATATCTGGGATTGCCAAATCTTTCAAAGTATCAAGCACGTTCATCTTTTTCCAATTTTCTTTGTAAGCCTTTGAGTTCTTGTTCTAATCTAACTATTTTATCATACATTTCGGAACAGCGTTTACAGAAATCGGAACTAATATAGGCTCTTGTTTCCCATATTTCTTCTTTTAAAAAAGATATTCTATCAAGAATCTTTTCTCTTTCGCTTTCGCTTGGGTTTGTCATTTTTTGGAGTCTCCTTTTGCCAAAAAACCATTTCGTTTAGTTCATCGTCCCAAGCACATTCCACCAAATCTTGTGCTGCGAGTTTGGCTAAAGCGACATTATGAATCCAAACGGATGCTTCCTCAAAAATTTTTTGATTATGATCTTCATTTAGGATAGGATAATCATTGTCATCATAGCCAAGACAATTGCTCTTTACTAAGCCAATCATTTGGTCAATACTGATATAATCATCCAAATTATCTTCATCGCTGTTTTCACTAATACTGTTAGCCGCTGCTTCTCTCATTTGAGAAACATAACCATTGATATTATTGATAGAGTAAAGTTCTTCACCCATGATTTCTCCAATTACTTGATAAATTTAGATACACCACAAGAATCTTTTGAATCGTCTTTAATTCGGTCAATCGTATCTTGAAAACTAACCTGTCCTCTTGGTAGCCATTTTACATCATTGTACAATGCTGTCAATATCTGAGGCATCCAGTGCTGATAAGCATCTGGATATTGGTCTGGAAAATAAATCTGTAGCACAGCGTCTATTTTTTTAAGAGATTGGGCTATTTCTTCTCTCAAATCTAACAAATCGTTTACTTTTGATTGATTATTCATTAAATAAGTTCTCTGGCCGACTCTTGATTGTCTTTCCTTTTCAGTTTAAGAATCTTGTGCTTAACTTTCCAAACTCCAGTCTCAGGGTTCTGATAATCTGGCCCCATATAAATGTGAGCAAATCCTGCGTTCTTGTCCAAACCCCAAGCATGAATACCTTTACTATCAATTTTCTCAACAACAAATTTGCCCCTGTAACCCATAGGAATAAGTTCACCACTATGAAGAAAGTATGGGCCTCCACCAACCTTAATCTTGTCCCCCTTTTCGAGTTCTTTCCAATTAAAATCTTTGACAATTTTAAGTGTTCTCTTTTCCTTATTAGTTATTTTAAAAGAGAAAACATGGTTGCAATTTTTGCAAACATAGGCTCGCGGCCCAACCATATTGGAACAATTCGGACAAGTCTTTTTACCCTTGGGCATTTGTAGTCTCCTGTGTTGGTGTTAGATACTCTAAGTATATCACACTTATCGGCGTTGTCAAGTGGTTTTCTTTAGACCGTCTACGATTGTGAGTTTACCAGGGATATAATGACAAAAATAACTAGAATCAATTTTACGTTTAGTCAAATTATCTTCATCAATTTCTACATAAATATTAATTCTATAGCGATTTTCCCAAACATTAATAATTTTAGTCATAAGATGATTTTTGGGTTTAGGCACTTGCTTAAAAAGCAGACCTTCAATTTCAAGATCCATTATCATCTCCAGTTTGGGAAGTATCAATATTAAAAGAAATTTTCTTATCGGGCAGTATCTGAATAAAATCAATTGGATAATATTCTAGTGTGCCAAAATCGAAGGCTTGTACTTTTTCTTGCCAAGGAAAACTCCCAGGATTTTTAATATCATTTGCTCTTTGATATAGATAATTATAAAGATCAAGCCAAGTCATCTTGCTCTCCTATTTGCTCTATCAAGTTTACGAATAGTTTCTGTTGCATTTGCTGGCACAAGCACAAGACTAGGAGCAGTTTTATGACCCCAGTCCATAAATCCAACAGCACGATTTTCTACGCTACAATCTTTGCAAATCATTTTGCGACCAGTTTCAACCAGAAACTCGTAGCGATCAAAATCAATATCGTTTTGACAATAAATACAATTCATTGGTATCCTCCTGTCAACGGATTATACCATAGTTGTCGGCATTGTCAACTCGTCGGCTGAAATCAAAATTCCAAAGTTGTCACTAAAATTGCCACAGTCTGTGCTATAATAGATGTCGGTTAATCCAACGCTTTGCAATAGTTTGTTACAATTTTCGCAGGGCTTACTACCTAGTATGAGTCCCTTTCTGTTGATACGCAATACAACCATTGACCAAGTAGGATCAATAGTATTATACTTATCCAATAATTTAAAAATAAGATGAGATTCGGCATGGTAGAATGGGAATTCCTTATATTTGGGAAGATTAAAATCTTCACCTATTCTATAAGCACCAGTATGAGTTTTAATAGGATTGTTTTGTGTGAAACCAATAAGTTTTGTTCCATCATATGCAGCAGCATAGTGGTAGCATCTAATTAGTCTGGTCGGATTCCAGTTGTTGTATGCTCGTCGTATTGTCTTGTCTATTATTTTCATTATTTCTTGCTAATACTGGCGGGCCTAGATTTGTATCGTGTACTTCCCAGATTTCATTATCGGTTAATGGAATTCTTTTTGGTTCTTTAATTCTTGGACTATCTGTTAGGGGTATTCGTTTTGGTTCTTTCATAAAAACATCCTTATTTTGATGCTAACATATATAAGCCGACATTAGCAAAAGCATATCCAATATAAGTAATTAACATAGCAATATTTTTGTGAACAATATATTGTTCTAATGCAACATATAAATAAACACATCCAGTAAAAGCAATCAACCATGCACTCATACAACTACTCCTTTGCAAATTTCAGCGTGATGTTCTATAGCATAGTCTTTTGCTTTCAACTCCATGTCAACATCGAATTCTAATCCATAGTTATCAAATGGATTTTCAGCATAATCAGCATGAGCCCTTGGATTATTTCCGGGCCTGCTTTCACTATAATGAAATAGTGGACGATATTCTCCCCATGTAAGATAACAAGACTCCAATGCTTCTTGTTCCTCCATATTGTTTGGATTACACTTGTGGTGCAGATAATCGAAAGTAATGGGTATGTTTGTGGCTGGATTAAAGTGTTCGATAAGTTCTTTCACACTCCAGCAGTTAATTTTGTCATCATTTTCAATAACCAGTCTGCTCCTGCAATTAAGATCAAGACGATTAAAATTTTGAATAAAGCGATCAATGATTTCAGAGTGTGTTCCATTTTTATTGTGTACATGAAGGTTCATTGGGGCGTCATAGTTTGCTGGTAGACCAATACGATCAAAAAACCAACTATAGAAATTGAGTTCAATAATAGTTTTATTAACAGCCTTGTCATTTATAGATGCAAGAACATTAAATTCGCTTGGATGACAAGTGACACGAACATTCGTGTTCTTGATAGACGATGCGATATTATCGAATTCATTATTGATAGCATCGTAATTAGGCAAATCTTCCAACTTTACATTTGCTTCGTCATAAGTAATTAGTGGAAAAATATCGCTACTAACACGATAAACATAGTTGTTTTCAGCACAAAATTGTATGGTCTTATCTGTAACCATAAGATTGTTCTGGATTCTGCTTCCAAGAATGGTTAGTGCTTCTTCTCTTGGTAGCGAATTAAATCGCTTGTAAGTCATAGTTTGATGACTAAAACCCTGCTCTTTGAGTTTGAGGCTAATGCAGCAAAGACCGTATCTGTTCATAGAATCTCCTTGGTCACAGTATATCACAGTATCGGTCAGAGTCAAGCCGCTTCTTGAGAGATTTCTTCAACAGATAGAACTCTTACGAGAGAAAATTCTATACAAGGAAAATGTAACTTAAAATTAGACAGCGCTTCTTCTGAGGAAGATCCTTGATGGGTTTCATTAATCAAAAGATTTTGTTTTGATTTATCGTTATTTCTGAAAACCTGTGCTGTAATATTAAACATTCTCATAAATATCCTTCATGAAAGTATTTATATCTTTTAATTGCTTATATTGAATCTCGTATCTGCTTTGATCGTAAGTGAAATTATTTGTTTGTGTTCCAGCAGGAGCGAAATTTGCTAGATTAAAAAAGTTTTCTTTGGATATAATCCCACATATCCATGCTATGCTAAAATCATTTTTGACTCTACTAAATATGTAATAATCTGTGTCTCTTGATTTTTGTTCCTCATAAAGAGTAGCAGAAAAATAATCTAGTGGCTTGGAGTTACATCCCTGTGCTTTAGAGTCTAGTGTAATATCATTAAATATAAAATCAACAATATCGCTATCGCTATATTTAATATCTGGAAATAATGATCGAACACAAGCCTCTGCCAAATAGCCAGTCATTCTTTGTCTGTCTTTATTTGTTCTATGTGTTCCAATATTTCCAAATTTATTTTTATAGGCAAGATTTCTATTACTTGCTTCATCAAAGATTTGACGGGTTATTTTTACTGGTACTATTGCCACGACAATGCCTCAGATATAATAGGGAATTGTTCTGAAAAAATTTCCTTACAATTGTTAGCAATATCCATATGTTCTTTTTGAGTACCATGACCCGATCTAAGTTCAATATAATGTATCCAAGATCGAACAGAACCACTCATGTATAGTCTAGTAGGAGTAGCCAAAGGCAAAACAAATCTAGCACATTCTTTTGCTATGCCATCTCTAATCATTTGTTCGTACAATAATTGAGCATTTCTAAAATGATCTGATATTCTAGCATACCAGTATTTCTTTTCATAATCATCAACGCTGTCTATGCTATTTTGTCTATTTTTGTTATCTTGTTTTCGCAAATCAAATAGAGGTATTTCTTCTGCTAAAAGAGTAGCATCAGCATATCTTTGACTAAATTCTTGAAAAGTAAAACTACGATGACGTAAAATTTGTGCGGCTAATCCTCTTGTTGTATTGATTTCAAGAGTCATATAGGCCATTTCAAATATAGACCAGTGTTTATGATCTATGCAGTACTTAAGTAGTCTGCTTATATTATCATTATCTTGATTTTTAGGATTACTCACCCTTGCACAATATGCAACTTGTTTTTCTGCGTCTGGAGTAACACTGATTAGTTTAACATTCATTTATATTGATCGTTCCACCATTTTACGGTACGATTCCATAAGGGTTTAAAAAAATACGCTGTAATCACACTAGAAATACCACCAATAATACCATTAGCGACCGCTACTGGTACAACAACGCATGTATAAACGATATTTTTCTTTTTAGTAGTCACTTACGTCTGCTTTTTTGATTTCTAAATTTTCACGATACTCTTTTTGATGATCGATCCATTTATTATCTGTCATATGATTATAAATAGCAAAAGCAAGTTTGCTAACGCTTTTTGCAACACCGCTAGCGTCTGATTCAGTAGAATCTAATTTAGCCCAATAATATTGGTTATCGTCTTTATCTTTAAGGGTTTCATAACCATGAGATTTTGCCCAAGATCGAATTTCTTTCCAAACCATAGTAGTCTCCTAACAACTCATATTACCAGACTTCTCTGGCTTGTCAATATACTTTCTTTGTTCCGTATCATATTGATCCATAGGACGATCATAATGAGTCCATGCTTTTTGATGTTTATAGGCTATAATTTCCATTCTTTGATTCTGAATTTCTTGCATTTGATATCTTATAAGATCAAACATCTCAATTAAAAGTTTAGAGGCTACATCATCCTTGCAGTTCTTAACTATATCTTGAAATCTATCCAAACATTCATATTTTAAGGGAATATGTTCTTTCATTTTTGTAAATATTCCTCTCCAGAATATTTTAATTTAGCCTGAAATCCTGCGGCATATCCTGCCATATATATTTTTTTATATGATTCGAAAGTATTTCCAAACACTCCATAAATTAGTGAATGATTTTCTTTAAACCATTCATTAAAAGATTTTTCTTCATCACATAATTCATCCGAGTTTTCTGTCATGTTTCCTGTACCTTTTATAAATAGATAGTATTCCATTGATTAGATTGGGATCAAGATTAGTACGAATAAAATCATCATCATTATCCGTGATATATGCTTGAAGTTCATCATTCAACACACTTTTATCATAACCTTTTTTAATAATATGTTTAGATACTTTAGAGAAACCTTTTTTATTTTTACATATATAACTATCTATTTCATTTTTATATTTAGAATCATATCCATACATAGCATGAGATAGTTCATGTCTTAATGTACTATTATTTTGTGCTCCTATAATATAGAATGTATCGTGTCTATATTTTAGTAGTCCTAGCAATTCTTTTTCTTGAGAAGTTAATGGATCAAATAATCCTTGTTTAAATGGAACTAAGACTGAACTAGGAAAATTAAATCCTATCCAAAGATCACTATATAAGTCAGCACCATATTGTAAACTGTAATAGTTTTTGATATCTCCAAGAGTAAATATCTTGTTACGATATTTTTTACTTGGGCTTTCATAGTATTCTTGGAAACGAATAAATGTTTCGCCTAATTCTTTTTGGGAATCAGCACTAATCCAAATGCTATTGTAAGGTTGTTTTTTTAACTTCAGCATAAATTACCAAGTATTAGTATAAATTCCTGGCTCTAATTTTGGTTCGTATGGTTTTATAGTCCATCCTAGTTTCATTAAATCCAAACTAATTTCATCTGTAACTACGCTTTCTGGTACATATCCTTTACGATTACTGGTTCCAGAGCAATACCAATCAATATAATCTTCATCACAATCTCTTAAATCAGCCACTAATCCGCCAGCAAAACGCCACGAACAAGTCCATTCTTCTTCTCCATAAAAAAATTTGTTATTACACAATGCTGCGTATAGATTTTGACTATAAATCTCACTATATTTACATTTATCTGCTATCCAATCACTTTTATAAAGATCAAGTTCTAAACTTGGTTTCATCTGTACA